TTTAACTTTTCAAAACTGAATCAACCTATTGGTATTTATGAGGTTAAAACGGTTGTTGAAAATGGAGTTCCTCAAAAACCTAAGTCAGAGCTGTTTTTAGAATGTTTCGCTCATGTTGAGTCGGTAGGATTAAAAGACTATCAAAACAGCGTACAGATGGGTACACAGAATGAAATAAAAGCGTTCATTCGTAATTATCCTGATATTACCAATAAAATGACGGTAAATCATAATGGGCACGATTATAACATTAAGCAAGTGCTTTATGATTATCGACAAAGTGGATTCACTATCCTTATTGCCGAGGAAGTGAGTAGGTCATGAGTGTAGAAATTATAGGTCTACGAGAATTGTTATCTAATCTTTCAAAAAAAGAGGAAGATATCAAAAGAGCAGCAAGAGCAGGTAATATAGCAGGTGGTAAAGTTGTTTTAGAAAAGTTGAAAAGGAATGTTCCTAGAAGTGGATACAGTGGACCAAATCCACAAGCAAGGCTAGCAGATGCGGTTGTCATGAGTGGTAATAGAACTGATAACGCAACTTATGAAAGTTTTGTTGCTGTTGGTTTCAATCGGTCCGCAAACTTTAGGGCGCACATTCCAGAATTCGGATCTATATCTCAAGGACCACAAGGATACATGATCAAAACCGTCCAACAAACAGAGGGCGAAGTTGTAAAAGAAATGGCTAAAGCTATTAAGCAGGTGTTTTGATGAACGAATTAATTAAAGGATTAGATTTATATGAAATAGATTCTTTGGACATAACTTATCAGCTGCTAGTCAATGATAAAAAGCTAATGAATCTAGTAGGCAATAAAAATCAAATATTTAAGTATCATGTTCCGGAAGAGTTTAGAGAGTTACCACCTATAGTGCGTATCAGTCCTATATCAGAATTACCAACCGAATACGCAGATAATGAGCAATTAGCGTGGGACTGTATCCTGCAGATTGACGTGTGGGACGTATCTGATTCTAGAATGATAGCAATGAAAATAAATGAGTTGATGAAAACAATTAACTTTCAACAATCAACACCAATTTATGAATTTGATGAAGATACCTATCTCATTCGTGACGGTAGACGATATCGCGGAAAAATAATAGCAGATTTAGAGACTTACTGATGTAGGTCTTTTTTTTATGCAATAAATTATAAAGGGGAATGAAAAAAATGGCAGAAGAAGAGAAGAGAAATAGAAGTGCAGTTGTAGGTATTGACAAGCTGTACTATGCAGTTTTAAAAGACGACACAGAGGAAGGTGCGACATACGAGGATATGGTGAGATTGCTATATGTCCAGAATGTTGCCATTGAGACTGAACAAGAGATCGCTAAGGCTTATGGAGATAATAAAGTGGCAGAAATGGCGGTATCAACTGGAGTTTCTACAGTTGAGCTTCAATTCCATACAGTTCCGTTACAAGACCGTGTGGTATTGCTAGGGTTAGAGGAAGATGATGATGGCTTGATTATTCAAAAGTCGCAAGTTAATCCACCTAATGTGGCTATTGTGTTGGAAAAAACGAAAGGTGATGGGACTGCTGAACTTGTAGGTTTGGCTAAAGGCATGTTCACCCTACCTGCTCTCGAAGCACAAACGAAAGAAGATACACTTGAGTTCGGTAGCGATACTCTCAGCGGCGAATTTACAGGACGTACTTTTGATGATGTTTCTCAAGTTTTTGTGCATGTAGGTAAAGAAGATGAAGATAAACGTAAATCGTTAATGGACAAGGTTTTCAAGCCATCAGCTGATGGCGACGATGGAGGTGTCGAAGGATAATGGCGAAATTTAAAGCAGTAGTTTCAGAAGATATTGAAGCTAATCGATTAATGATCAAGTCAAGGAGTAGGGGGCTGTTTGGTCTCTCGGTTGCTCGCTCAGGAGACACACCCGAGTTTAGGTCAACAGGTAAATTGAAAGAAGGCCAAGAGGTAACAGTCACTATTAAAGACGCTATATCTTGGGATGTCGAAGCTGGTGAAGACATAACAGCGGGTGCCGATGTAGGAGTCGGGGAAGGTGGGACAGTAGTAGAGTCAGATGATAGTTTTGGTTATGCTGTTAAATCCGCCAAGCCTGGAGAAAAAGTTGAAATTGTACGTGTGTCTAGCGGAGGTTCAGGAGAAAAGGGTCCTAAAGGTGATCCAGGTCCAGCCGGAAAAGATGGCAAGGACGGCGCTAAAGGTGAAACTGGACCACAAGGACCGAAGGGTGAAACTGGACCAGCAGGACCAAAGGGTGATAAAGGCGATCCAGGGGAAGATGCACCAACAGAATAATTAATTTGGAGCGGGGGTATTCCTCGCTCTTTTATTTTTGCATTTAAATTGGAGGAAAAACAATGACATTTAAATATTATGATGAAAATACTAAAACATTAAATTTGGTTACGGGAATTAAAGAGGTTGATGGGAAACAAGAACTTGATTCAGAAGAATACTTATATCCAATTTTCGTTAAAGGTATTTTCACTAAAAAGGCGATCGATCTAGGCGCTGAATTAGAGAAAAACGAATTTGTTGTCCCTTCAGATTTATTCGATCGGTTAACGACATTTATTGTTGATTATTACGGTAAGCAATTTACTACCAAAGAATTAACAGAAGGTATTCATCAAGAGAAAATTATTAATACGTATATCACGATCCTATTTGGTGTTCTACAAGGTGATCCGTCAAAAAAAGAGTAGAGGGCGAAGAGGATCTATCAGATGATGATTTTAGTTTTACAAAACAGCAAGAATGGATAGATGGACTCTTTGCCACATTACTAAAGCGTGGATATACACTAAACGATGTTTATGAAATGGATGTACTGGAATTATTGAGATTATCTAACTTGAATCACAATAAAAAGAAAGAGGTAATCAAAACAGACTCTCTCTTTTCTGCATTCGGTAAATAAAAAAGAAAGGAGGTAAAACGATGGCAATTGGAGGTACCCCAGTTGGTAACATGATCATAAAGGTAGACTTAGATTCAGTAGGTGTTGAGAAGTCTATGACCGGACTACAACGACAACTCAAGTCATCTAATAAGGCCATGGGTGCTCAACTATCCGCTTTTGATCGTAGTGAGAAGTCAGCAGATAAATATAGCACTGTCATAAAAGGTCTATCTGATAGGCACAAAATACAGGCTGCAATGGTGGATGAAGCAAAGGTTAAGTATGACGATATGTCAGCCACATATGGAGAAAACTCTGTTAAAGCTCAAGCAGCAGCACAAGACTTAAATACTCAAATAGCTCGTTATCAGGAAACAGGTAGAGAATTAGATAGTATGACAAATGAATTCAAAGAGTTCCAAAGGGTCCAGGACATCCAGTCTCAGGGTTGGTATAAAGTTGCCGATGGTATGGACAATTGGGGCGGAAAACTAAAGACTGCTGGAACTAACATGAGCGATGTAGGAAGTAAAATGACTAGAGGGATAACGGTTCCCGCGGTCGGTGTTACTGCAGCCGTTGGCGGAATCGTTGCGGCGTTTGGTTGGGGTAGGCTCACAGGGCTAGACAGCGCACAAGCGCAGCTAAAAGGATTGGGCTACAGTACAGAGGACGTAGGACGTATATCCGGAGATGTGACCAAAGCAATCGACGGCGGCATGACAACCATGGCTGAAGGTACAGCAGTTGCAGCAGGAGCTATGGCGGCCGGTGTTAAAGAGGGTAAAGAATTACAACGGTATATAAAGCTAGTCGGTGATGCAGCTATCGGCGCTAACAGACCCGTCGAAGAGATGGCTCAGATATTTAACCGTGTCGAGGGTTCAGGTAAATTAATGACACAGGAATTAAATATGATCGAACAAGGTATGCCAGGATTTTCCCAAGCAATGGCTAAACACTTAGGCGTATCAACTGAAAGTCTCCGTGAAATGGTAACGGAAGGAAAGGTAAGCTCAAGTGATTTCAAGGATGTAATGGAAGATTTCGCAGGTGGTATGGCTGAAGAATACTCTAAGACTTGGGACGGTATGATTGATAATACTAAAGCTTATGTGGGAATTATAGGAGAGTCATTCCTGCAAGGTGTATTCGAGGACTCTAAAAAGTCGCTGGCTGACTTTATAGAGGTACTTAAATCACCTGAGATACAGCAACGAGCGGCAGAAATGGGAGAAGTAGCAAGAGAAGCGTTTACCAAAATGAAAGATAGTATTATGGGTGTCGTTGAGTGGTATCAGAACCTTGACGATGGACAAAAGACTATGCTTAAGCGACTAGGACTTGTAGCAGTAGCTGGTGGACCAGCATTAGAATTTGTTGGTAAGTTCACAACAGGCATAGGGGGCTTAATGCAGGGTACCGCTAAACTAGCTAAGGCAATTGGTTTGTCTAAGGGTGCTGGATTACTAGGCGCATTGGGCGGTCTTGGTAAAGCTGGTGTTGCTGGACTAGCAATTGCAGGGGTTGGAGCGCTTGGTTATGCGACATACAAATACATTAAAAGGGCTAAAGAATCTAAAGAAGTTAATTTAGATTCAGCTGAATCATTTAGCAAACAAGCCGGGGAACTTGAGAAAAGCGCTGATACGTTTGATAAGTTGTCTGATAAAGCAAAAATAAGTAATGAGCAATTAGCTGAATTGAACGATTTAAACATTAGGATATCTGAATCTAGCAACCCCGGTGAAATAAAAGAGTTGCAAAAGCAATATGATGCACTTGCTGA